CCAAGAATCCGCGAGTTGAACTTCACCTGAAGCGATGGGAGGTCAAAAATGGCGCGTAAGTGCGACAAGGCCCGAATCCGCGAGGAGTTGAAGAATCACCATTGGCGCGACGGAATCACGCCTGGTACGCAATGGACAGTCGAGAAACTATCCCGAAACATCCACCGCGTGACGATGCTCTGCGAGACGCCGCACCAGTTTGAATGGTGGGCGTTGATCGACTCCGACCGACATTTCGATAACGCGCACAGCGATCTTCCGATGCAAAAGCAGCACATGAACGAGATCACGAAGCGCAAGGGCGGCGTGATTTCCTGTGGGGATTTCCATGACTGCATGAATGGAAGGTGGGATCCGAGAGCAGACCGCTCGGCCATGCGCGAGGAGTACCAATGCGGCGACTACCTCGATGCAATTGTGCGCGAGGCCGTCAAGTTCTTCTCGCCGTGGCAGGATCGCTTCGTGGTAGTGGGGCGCGGAAATCACGAAACAGCCATAGGCAAAAGACATGAGGTTGACCTGACAGAGCGCACTTGCGCCGGGTTGAGTGCGGCAGGTCCAGCCCCGGTCTACTCCGGCGGCTACGGCGGCTGGGTGCTGTTCCGGCTCGTGTCGCGGAATGGCGGAACCTTTTCGTTCAAAATGCGCTATTTCCACGGCAGCGGCGGCGGGGCGATGATGACCCACGGCGTACTCGACACCAGACGCCACGCCAGCCTGTACCCGGATGCTGACCTTGTAGTAACCGGGCATTCGCACCACCATTGGATCGTTCCGATTGCAAGGGAGCGGCTGCGAATGTTCCTAGGCAACGCGGAGGTTGTGCTAGACGAACAAATTCATTGCCGAGTCGGAACGTACAAGGACGAGCATCACGATGGTTTCGGAGGTTGGAGCGTGGAGAAGGGATTGCCACCGAAGGGCAAGGGCGCGGTCTGGATGCGCCTTCACATCGCGGGTACGCAGAAGGAATACAGGCTCGCAGCGGAGTTGACACGTGCGCAATGAGGCCAGACTCACGATCAACTCAAGGCGGTGGCGAATCAAGCTCGTGCGGTCGAAGGACCTGCCGAAGGACTGGCTCGGAGACTGCGATCACCCACCAGGACCGCACCCAACCATCCGGGTGCGACGGAACCTGCCGCAGCAGCGACTCGCATCGGTCATTGCCCACGAAGTCCTTCACGCCGCTGTACCGGCATTGGATGAAGCGACGGTCCAGGCCGCAGGAGATGCGATAGGCCGGGCATTGTTTGTGCTACAGTTCCGCCGAGTCGGAACATCCAAGCCTCCGACGAAAGGACAACCATGAAGCCAGCCAAAGGCAAGCGATTCGTCAAGGTCGTGAAGAACCCAAAGACCGGGCGCACCAACAGGGTCAGTTACGGGCAGGCCGGCAAGGCCAAGGGCGGCGGCGACCGGATCAAGCCAGGCACTGCCAAAGGTGATGCATACTGCGCACGAAGCTGGGGCCAGATGCAGCGCAGCCCGGCAGCAGCCAAGAACCCAAACAGCCCGCTGCGGCTCTCGCGCGCCAAGTGGAAGTGCAGCGGCAAGACATCGCGACGCTAATGCCGCGCCACGCGAACCTGCCGTTTCACCTGTACGTCACCGTACCGAACCACCTGCTCGGGCCTGGCATGCCTGCCGGCACCACCAGAGGCATTTGGCACGCTGTCTATTCACGACCAGGCCAAATGCTGATGACGCATGTCCTGCTCGAGAGCGGCGCACATTGGTGCGGCCTACCCATGCACGGACTGCTGGCGACCGACGATGGCGGCTTCTGGCACGATCGACATGACCTGGAACCGTGGGGCGGAATGGGCGAACATTTGGAATGTCTCCATCTGCACTATCTCGAAGGACTCGAGGTAGTTACGATCAAGTACGGATGGAAGGGCCGGCACACCGGAATCGTGATCGACTGGGCAGACGGCTTCTCTCGCTACCCGCAGGAACACAAGCCGCTCAACCTGCTCGAGATGGACACAGGCCAGTTCGCCCTGCTGCCGAATAACTACGTCACCTACTCGGACAAGCACCTCGTCAACCCGAGCAAGCGTGAAGACTTGAAGAACTACCGACGAGGAGAAACCACCTACTGGGAAGGCTAATGGCAAAGAAAACCAAGAACTCTCTCGTCGGAAACATCAACCGCAGGCGCAAGGCCGGCACCAGCCGATCCAAGTCAAAGTCCACCGTGAGCCCAAAGGCATATGCGCAACTCAAGAAGGGATGGAAGTGATGCCATTCAAGTCCAAGGCACAGCAGCGTTTCATGTACGCGAAGCACCCAAAGATCGCCAAGAAATGGGCAAAGAAGACAAGCAGCTTCAAGAGCCTGCCAGCCCGCGCAAAGAAGCGCAAGTAATCGCGCTCAATGAGCATGGGCACCGCATCGGCGAGACCCACCACAATGCCACGATCCCGGAAGAAACCGTCCAGCGACTCCGATACCTCCACGAGGAGGAAGGCATCGGATACCGGCGACTCGCCAAGATGTTCAACCTCCGCAGAGACACAGTCATCAAAATCTGCAGATACGAGCGACGTGGGCAAATCGCTCATGCCTGGAGGCGCAAGGCGACCGGGTAGGCCAAGCACGCCGATATCTCGGGACATTATCGAAGGCCTGCTGCGCTGGATTGCAGAGGGCAAGACGCTTCGGGAGTGGTGCAGACAGCCCGGCAATCCGCACTACACAACGGTTTACGATTGGATCAACGCAAATGAGCAACTTATCCTACGCTTCGCGCGCGCGCGCGAGGATGGATACGACGCTATTGCCGAGGAATGCCGCATGCTGGCAGACACGCCGCCGCAGGACCAGGTCGAGGTGCAATGGCGCAGGCTTCAGATCGACACGCGCCTGAAACTGCTCGCCAAGTGGAGTCCGAATAAGTACGGCGACAAGGTCGGAATCGACCACGGCGGATCGGTCACGATCAATGTCGTGACGGGACTGCCGGATGACTAGTTTCACGGTGCCGCTGGGATTCACGCCGAGGCCGTGGCAACTCGAGTGCTACCAGCGCCGCAAGCGGTTCACCGTGCTGGCCCTGCACCGCCGCGCCGGCAAGACCGAACTGGCGCTTGTGCGTTTGCTGCACGCCGCGATCAAGTGCCGGGATCAGATGCCGTTCTTCGTGTACGTCGCGCCATTTCTGAAGCAGGCCAAGACCATCGCTTGGGCACGCCTGAAGCGCAAGGTCGAACCCATGCTTCGGTATGGCGGCGTCGAGATCAACGAGGTGGACCTAGCCGTTACTCTGAAATCCAACGGTGCCACGATCCGCCTGTTTGGTGGAGACAACCCAGACGCGCTGCGTGGCGTGCGCCTTGATGGCTGCGTCATTGACGAGGTGGCCCAGATCAAGCCCGAAGTCTGGAACGACATCATCCAGCCGGCGCTGTCAGACCGTAAAGGCTGGGCCATGTTCATCGGCACGCCGGCGGGCATCAACCTGTTCAGCGAGTTGTTCTACCGGGCTGGGACGCTGCCTGATTGGTATGCGGCCCGGTACACGGTCAACGACACCGACGCGCTGGACCGCGACGAGGTCGAGCGCCTGCGTCGCGACATGCCGGAGGCCGCGTTTGCGCGAGAGTATCTGTGCGACTTCAGCGCAGCCGGGTCGGATCAGCTCATCAGCCTGTCAGATACCGAGACAGCGGCAGGCCGCGAGTACAAGGACAGCGAGGTACTCGAGTTCCCGCTGGTCGTCGGAGTCGATCCGGCCAGGTTCGGCGATGACCGCAGCGTGATCGTGCTGCGGCAAGGGCTGCGCATGGAAGACCCGATCATCTACCAGGGCATGGACAACATGCAGCTGGCCGCAGCCGTTGCCAACGTCATCGAGGACCGCGATCCGGACGCCGTGTTCATCGACTCCGGTGCCGGCGCTGGCGTCATCGACCGCCTGCGGCAGTTGGACTATTTCGTGGTCGAGGTGCCGTTCGGAGGCAAGGCGACCCAGCCGAACCTGTTCCTGAACAAGCGAGCCGAGATGTGGTGGCTAGTCAAGGAATGGATCGACAACGGCGGCGCGATCCCGGATGACAACACGCTCAAGGCCGAACTGTCCACGCCGACGTTCTGGTACGACCAAGTCGGTCGCCGCGTTCTCGAGAGCAAGGACGAGATCAAGAAGCGGCTACAGGGCGGCGGCAGCCCGGACATCGCCGACGCGCTGGCTCTGACGTTCGCCTATCCGGTTGCCAAGCAGTTGCCTCGCGAAGTGCGCGAGAAGATCGACCCACGCCCGAAGGACTATGACCCGTACGAGGAGGTGTGAGGTGCCCGTAGTGAATATGAACATTTCTAGCGTTTGGAGGTCAGCATGATTCGTTTGGCTACTGCCGATGACGAGGATGCGATCCTTGGCATGGCCAAGGATTTCGTGGCATTCTCGCCATATGCGGACTTCACTTCTGCAACTGAAGAAGAATTACGAACCACAATCCAATGGCTAATAACGAACGCAACTGTTTTCATTGCGGAAAAGGACGGCAGCCCAATAGGACTGTTGGTGGCGATGATTGCGCCATTGTGGTACGCACCAAGAGTGCGTGTTGCAAGCGAAATGGCGTGGTGGATCAACAAGGAGCATCGACGCAGCACGGCAGCGATACGTCTTGTGCAAGCGTTCGAGCAATGGGCGCAAAGCAATGGCGCTGTTGCAATTTGCATGAGCAATCTTGATGGAGAAAATGCCAGTGCCGTATCTGGCATGCTGAATCGAATGGGTTACAACCGAACAGAACAAACTCACACAAAGAGGATTTGAACATGGCAGCACTATCAACAATTCTCATTGGCGCATTGGCTGGTGCGGCTGCGGCTGGAACCGGCTATTCGGTTTATGCTGGCGAGCAGGGCAAGAAGGCGCAGGAAGATGCCATGCGCAAGCAGGAGGCTGCCCAGGCCGAGGCTGCCAAGCAAGCGCAGTTGCAGACCGAGGCTTCAATGGGTGCTATGCGCGCAGCGAATCGTCGCGCACCTGACGTCGCCGGCATCATGCAGGCAGCGCAGGAGGTCGGCGGCGGCGGGCCCGCCGGCACCATGCTCACAGGGCCGATGGGCGTCAACCCGCAGGATCTTCAGCTCGGACGCAGTTCCCTTCTCGGTGGCTAAACCATGAGCGAATACCCCGGCGATAACCGCAGTTACAAGAACGCTCCGCAGCGTGATCGACTGTTCACTCGCTGGGGTCAGCTCAAGTCCGAGCGTGCATCGTGGTTTGCGCACTGGCAGGAGATCACTTCCTACCTGCTGCCGCGCAACGGTCGCTACTTCCGTCAGGACCGCGACAAGGGCTGGCGTCGCCACAACAACATCTACGACAACACCGGCACGCGGTCGCTCCGCACGCTCGGCGCTGGAATGATGGCCGGCGCAACCAGCCCGGCGCGGCAGTGGTTCCGGCTGGCGACGCCTGATCCTGAACTGAACTCGTATCAGCCCGTGAAGTTGTGGCTGGACGATGTGACCAAGCGCATGCAGTTGGTGTTCCAGAAGTCGAACACCTACCGCACGTTGCACCAGATGTACGAGGAACTTGGTGCGTTCGGCACGGCGGCCACTATCATCATGCCGGACTTCAACCAGGTCATTCACCACTACCCGCTGACCTGCGGCGAGTATTGCATTTCGACCGACGCGCAGGGCCGCGTCTGCACGCTCTACCGCGAATTCGAGATGACCGTGTCGCAGATGGTCAAGGAATTCGGATACGACAACTGCTCGACCGGCGTGCAGAACATGTACGACACTGGCACGCTGGATCAGTGGGTGCCTGTCATCCACGCCATTGAGCCTCGAGCAGACCGCGACATCACGAAGAAGGACAGCAAGAACATGCCGTTCGGCTCGTTCTATTTCGAGGTCGGCGGCGAGGACGGCGTGTTCCTGCGCGAGAGCGGATTCCAGTATTTCCCATGCTTGGTGCCACGCTGGGCCACCGCCGGCGGCGACATCTACGGGAACAGCCCGGGCATGGAGGCGCTTGGCGACGTGAAGCAGCTCCAGCATGAGCAACTGCGCAAGGCGCAGGCCATCGACTACCAGACCAAACCTCCGCTTCAGGTGCCAACAAGCATGAAGAACCGGGACGTGGAAACGCTGCCTGGCGGCATCTCGTTCGTTGACGGTGCAAGCATGGGCATCAAGACCGCGTTTGAGGTGAACCTGAACCTGCAATACCTGCTGGCCGATATTCAGGACGTGCGAGAGCGCGTTCGTGGATCGTTCTACGCAGACCTGTTCCTCATGCTTGCAAATGCACCCTACACCCGCATGACCGCAACCGAGGTCGCCGAGCGACATGAGGAAAAACTCCTGATGCTGGGGCCGGTGCTCGAGCGACTGCACAATGAGCTGCTGGACCCGCTGGTTGACATCACGTTCAACCGGATGATTACGAGCGGTGCTGTTCCGCCGCCGCCGCCGGAACTGATGGGCATGGATCTGAACGTGGAGTTCGTGTCCATGCTGGCGCAGGCCCAGCGTGCAATCGGCACGAACGCCGTGGATCGCTTCGTCGGAAACCTCGGCCAGATCGCCACGATGAAGCCGGACATTTTGGACAAGTTCGACAGCGATCAGTGGGCCGACATCTACGCCGATATGCTTGGCGTCGATCCGTCCCTGATCGTGGCCGACAAGGACGTGGCTATGGTGCGTCAGGCCCGCAACCAAGCAATGGCCGCCAAGGAACAGGCGGCGGTGTTGCAGCAGCAGTCGCAGACGGCGAAGAATCTGGCGCAGGCACCGACCGCCGGCGAGCCGAATGCATTGACTGACGTGATGAACATTTTCCGCGGATACGGTTCTCCATCACCACTTGAACTCTGAAAGGGATCACTATGCCATACCTTGTGCAAGGCTCTAATTTCCTTTACGACAATACGACCAACGACATCGTTGGCATCAAGGACGCGGACGGAGGCGAGAAGTACTTCCCGATCATGCGGAACGAGCCGACTTACGCCACTACAACCACAGCCGTGTCAATCGTCGCTCCTGCGGCGACTTTCACCACGC